AACCTCGTGGCCACCCTGCGCCGCACCTTCAAGACGCTCTCCGGCAGCAGCTCCAAGGTCGTCACCTACGGCTACAACTGGCTCTGATCTGACGGGCGGTCTCGCTGGCCGCCCGCTCCCCGCCTCCCCGCACCACCTCCCTCCCCTGGAACCCCAATGAACACTCAGTCAGGCCAGATCGGCGTCAGCGGAACGAACGCCGCAGACACCAACTACATCATGAATCCGTACCCGTTCAAGGTGCGGGTCAGCGCGATCAGCATCCTGCCGAAGACGGCGGTCTCGACGCACGCCAGCAACTACATCACCACCAGCATCAAGAAGGCGTCGGCGACGCTGGCCGCGCACACCACGAACAGCAGCGGCGGCAGCGCCCTGGCGGCCGGCTCGGTGAAGGGCCTGTCCATCACTGGCACCGGGCTGGATCTGGAGATCGATGCTGGCGGCGTGATCACCGTCGAGGTCGCCAACACCGGAACCGGCCCTGCGTACAACCACGAGGTCGTCTGCCAGCTCACCCCGATCCGCGACCTCACCTGATGCACCGCGCCGTACTGGCGCCGTACCGGAGACCGCCCAATGGCACTGATCAGCACTTCAGAGGCAAAGCAGATGATCCCCGCGCTCTCTTCTGGGAGCACGGAGGACACGCTGCTGACCTCGCTGATCAGCGCTGTGGGGGCGGCGATGGCGGCCTGGTGCGGCTACCCGTCGGTATCAGCGGGTGCTGCGCCGACGATGGAGAGCGCCACCTACACCCGGTACCAGGACGGGCCGGGTGAGCGGCTGCTGGTGCTGGATGTCTGGCCGGTGACGAGCATCACCAGCATCTACGACAGCCAGGACCGCAGCTACCGGGCGTCCGATCAGGTCGCCTCCGGTGACTTCACTCTGGTCGAAGGCGAGCGCGGGCTCGTCGAGCTGGACTGGGACGCCAGCCACGGATCGTGGTCCACAGCCCGCCGCGCCATCAAGAGCACCTACGTCGCGGGCTGGGCGACGGTGCCGGAGAACCTCAAGCAGGCGGCCCGCATCGCCGTCCGCGCCCTCTACGACAAGCGGCAGACGCTCTCGTTCACCTCTCAGAGCGTCGGCGGCGCGTCGGTCGGGCTGGTCACGCCCGCCGATCTGCCTGCCGAGACGAAACAATTGTTAGCGCCGTACCGCCTGCCGCGCGCCCTGGTGCCGGTATGAGCCCGTCCGACCTCACCGCCCGCCTCGATGCCCTCGCGCGCACCCTCCCTGCCGAGCTGCGCCGCGCCGCTGTCGCCACCGCGCTCGACGCAGAGGCGAAGGCCAAAGAGAACGCCACCACCACCCTCAACGTCCGCACCGGTCGCCTGCGCGCGTCCATCGCCGGGACAGTCGAGGGGGAGGGTGGAAATATTTCCATCGTGCTGCGGGCCGGGACTGCTGATGGCCGGGTGCCGTATGCCCGCATCCACGAGGAGGGCGGCACGATCCGCCCCAAGAATGGCCGCTTCCTGAAGATCCCGGTCGGCCCCGCCCTGACCGGCGCGGGCGTCGCACGGGGTGGCGGAAAGAGCGGCCTCCACTTCATCCGGCGCGGTGCGGGCGGCCTCCTGGCCGACGCAGAGGGGCGGATCTGGTTCGTGCTGAAGCCGTCGGTGAAGATCCCCGCCCGGCCCTATCTGCGCCCCGCGCTCGACGCGGTGCAGCCCCGGCTCATCGACCGCCTGCAGCGCATCATCGTTGACGGGGTGACGGCATGAGCCAGGAACAGACGATCCGGAACGCAGTGGTTACGGCGCTCCAGGCGATCTCCGGCATGACCTCGAAGGTCGTCATCGGCCGCCCGGCAACGCTGACGGAGGGGCCATCCCCGCCCGTCATCTGGGTCGCCGTGGGCGACATCGGCGATGAGTTCGGCCCTGACCTTCCGAGCTACCAGACGCGGCTCACGCTCGATCTGGTGTGTGTTGCTGCCGCGACCGACAGCACCCCGGAGGCGCGCGAGAATGCGAGCCTCGATCTGATGACCTCGATCCGCGCTGCTGTCCGGGCAGTGGCCCCGTCGGGGATCGCGCTGCTCCAGGCTCCGCTGTGTGAGGTCGCCGTCCGCCTGGAGGCGATGAGCAGCAGCGGGATGCCGGCCATCGTCGGCGCGGCACAGTTCCTCTACTTGAGCGAGGTGTCCTGATGGCATGGGTCCGGGTCGGCAGTACCGTGCCTCAGTTCCGCCGGTCGATCTCGGTCGACGCGACGGCAGCGGCGACAGCCTCTGACGTGCAGATCACCATCCCGTCTGTGTTGTCGGAATTCTGGGACGTGATCGACGCGAGCGGCAACGAGCTGCGCGTCACCGACGCCGACGGGCAGACGGTGCTGAACTATAAGGTGACCGGCTCCATCAGCGGGTTCGACCGCACCACCAGGGACGGCATCATCCAGATCGACAACTACGATCCGGCGGCGGTCTGCGTCGGGCAGGTCTGGCTGTACTACGGGATCACCGGCGCTTCCAGCGGCGCTACATCGTTCACCTACGCTGCCAGCCGCACCGGCTACCTCTACCCCGGCGCGCCCATCAGCATCATCAGCGCCGTGCCGCAGCGCCCTGGAGACACCCGGCCCCGTGACGCCATCAGCAAAGCCGCCGATGAGATCACCTGGGTGTGGTTCGACTTCCACGATCTGCTCCAGCAGCTGACGACCCCGGACGGGCAGCAGGAGCAGTGGGAAGAGCTCGATGAGATCACCTACTTCGTCACCCTCGCGGGCGCGACGCAGGCGGGAATGGTCAGCGCCAGCAGCGTCCGGGTGATCGGCGGGCGCTACGTCCAGGTGCTCGTGCAGGGCGGCGCGACGGGCAGCAGCTACACCCTGGTGGTGCAGGCCACCACCACCTACCCGACCCAGCAGACGGGACGCACGCTCGCGGCGCGCTGTCTCGTCAGGGTCAAAGACGTTTCGGAGGTTTAGGCGATGGCCTTACAGCTCGGCAAGGACGCGCGCATCAGCGCCGGAGAGGAGTCCACAGCAGGCACGGAGGTCAGCCGGACAGCCGTGGCACGGCTCGTCAGCACCACGCTGCAGCGGGCCATCGAGAAGGACGTGGTACCGCACCTGGTGGGGAGCGGCGCGGCTGCTGCCAACCCGGTGGACTTCTTCGAGACCGTCGGCAGGGTCGGCGGCGACCTGGAGATCAACGCGGCCTACCAGGGCAGCGCGCTGGGGCTGTGGCTGAAGCACGCCCTTGGCACCGTCAACACCACCGGCAGCGGGCCATACGCGCATGCGTTCTCCCTGGCCGGGGCGCTCCCGGCGGGCCTGTCGCTCTGCGTCGAGCGGGGCAGTGGCGGGCTGGGCGACGAGGAGCTGCTCGGCTGCAAGATCAGCAGCTTCGAGCTCAGCGTGGCGCCCGGGCAGGTGATGGCCTGCCGCATGAGCATCATCGGGATGGGCGGCAGCGCGCGAGGCAGCGACAGCCCGCCCGCGATGGCGACGCTCTACCCGATCACCCACAAGCACGCGGGGCAACTGTCCTTTGACAGCGCCAGCTACACGCTCTCCGCCTTCACCCTGCGCGTCGACAACAACCTCACGCCGCTGCCGGAGCTGGGCTCCCTGTACTCCTCAGAGCCCCAGCGCAACGGCTTCCAGACGATTGAGATCGAGGCCGAGCTGGTGGCGCGCTCTGACGCGCTGTTCACCGCCTCTCTGGCCTCGACGCAGGGCGACGTGACGATCACCTTCACCGACAGCACGCGCAGCCTCGCCATCGTGCTGCACAACGCGGTGATCTTCAGCTACTCCGACCCGATCTCTGCCTTCGGCGTCATCAAGCAGAAGGTGGTGTGGCGCGGCCTGGGCGACGGCACCGACCACGGGCTGCTCGTCACCCTGACCAACGCGAATTCGTCGGCAGTGGTGAGCTGATGGGCCTTGCCAGCACCATCCGGCAGGCTGCGCTCATCGAGGTCGAATACCCCGTCGGCGTTGTCTGCTACCGGCTGCGCCCCATCACCAGCGGCGACCTGCTGACCGAGCACTTCTGTCTGCTCTCCCTCCTGTTGCCCCCCTCGCAGGAGGATCGGGCGCAAGCAGAGGCAGAGAAGGAGTGGCCGGAGGCGGAGCGCCAGCAGGCGGAGCAGCGCCGACAGATGGACATGGCGCGCAAGCTCTCCGACCCGGCGGTGCAGCAGCGTATCCGCGACTTCAACACGGCCATCGTCGGGGCCGCCCTCGTCGATGCCCGCGACATGGCCGATGCGTCCGCCACATGGGAGCCGATCAGGCTCGTCAGCGCGGCAGAGAGCAACCCGGCAGCGGGGAATTTCTCCCCGGAGGACATCGGCCCCGCCGCGATGGAGCACCTGGCCGCAGTCGTCCGGACTGCCAGCTTCGGCGGGGAGGTGGCGCGGGCGAAGCTCGCCACCTTTCGTGGCATCCGGCTGGGTGCTTCCCATCGCGCGAATGGCTCGCCTGTGGGGGACGCCGCCTCACCTGCTCCTGCGCGCGTCGGTTGAGGAGATGCGGATCAACCTCGCCTGTCTCGACGCCTGGGACGCTCATATCGAGCGCCAGATCCGGGAAGGAAAGCCGATGGCGACTGTCGATGTCGGGGGGGTGTGAGTGGCTTTAGCGACTGTCATCCTGAGTGTCCGAGACGCGGCCAGCGGCCCGCTGGATGACATCGCCGATGCCTCGCGGGATGCGACCGCGCAGCTCGCGCGCACCGACAACGCCCTCGACAAGACCGGCGCGTCCGCATCGGCAGCGGGCGGGCGCATCGGCGGGGCGGCGTCGGCGCTGTCGAGCCTCAGCGCGACCGGGGGCGGCGCTGTTGTGGCGGGGCTGGGCGGGATGGCGGCGGTTCTGCTGTCGGTGGCGGCGTCGGCTGCGCTGGCGGCGGGCAGCCTGGGCGCGGCCACACTGGTAGCCGACGACGCGCTGGCCTCCCTGGAGGGCTTCCAGCGGATCGGGAGCGACTTCTACCCGTCGGTTCCGCCCGCCACCATCGCCAGCATCGAGGCAGCCAACGCAGCCATCGACGCGCTGGTGAGCATCGCCGCGAAGATGGCCGTCGTCGTCGGCGGCGCTGCGGCTCCGGCCATCGAGCAGATCGCGTCGTTCACGGTCGGGCTGGCGCTGGCCACGCTGGATCTGGTTGAGGTTCTGACCGCCGGGGAAGACGTGTTCCGGTCGCTGACCGAGTTCATCCTCACCGGGTTCTACAAGGCGCTGACGCTCCCCATCGTGCCGCTGCAGGAGCTGGTGCGCGCGATGCTGCTGCTGGCCGATACGGTCGGGGTCAAGCTGCCCGCTCCAGCCCGCGAGGCCGCAGACGCGCTGCTCTCGATGCAGAGCGACATGGCGAGCGCGACCGTCGAGATGATCCTCGGCACCAGCGCGGCCACGGGGCTCAGCGAGACGCTCGCAGGGCTGACCGAGCGGGGCCGCGACTTCATCGGCACCCAGCAGGCGGCGACGGCGGCGATGGAGCGTGGCAGCGCTGCCACGAAGGACGCGGCGGCGGCGACCGATGCGCTGGCCGAAGCACGGAGCCGCCTGATGGCGGACAGCGCGGCAGAGTTCGCAACGACCTTCCAGGCGCGCGAGTCCCCGCAGATCGAATTCCTGACCGAGTTCTATGACAGGCTGAAGCAGGCCAGCGGACAGCGGGACTTCCAGATGCTGCTCGCGGATCTGGCGGTCGGGATGGACCGGTACCGGCTCACCATCGAGCAGACGCTGGCGGCGCAGGAAGCGCTGATGCAGGGCGCGGCAGGCGGCGGCGGAAGCGCCATCGGGGCCGCAGCGGCAGGCGGCGCGACGACGCGCGGACAGGCGGCGACGGCGGCGATGGAGCGTGGCAGCGCTGCCGCCAGCAGCCTCGGGGGGCTGACCGCGCTTGACCCCAGCGGTATCAGCGGGGCCGTCGTCGCGGGCATCCAGTCGGTGATCGACATCAGCAACGGTGGCGGCATCACCGGAGACATCACGGCGCTGCTCGAAGGGCTGGCCGCCGCCCTGCCGGAGTTCATCCCGGCGTTGGTCGACTTCGCGACCAACCTTCTGACCTCGCTCATCCCCGGCCTCGCAGATGGCCTGGTGGGTGTCGTCGAGAGTCTGGGCGAGGCGCTGCCGGAGCTGATCCAGGGACTGATCGGCGGGCTGGGGAAGACGGTCAGCAGCCTGCTGATGCTGGTGCCGAAGCTGCTCATTGAGGCGGTCGGGATGCTGCTGAGCCCGCGCTTCTGGATCGACATGGGGAAAGCCTTCGTCGATGGTCTTCTCGACCTGTTGAACCCGTTCAAGAACGAAGATGGCACGGGCGTCTTCCAGCGGAACGGGAGCGCGGGCCGAACTGGCGCGGCGCTCAAAGACCTGTTCAACGGCAAGAAGGACACCAGCAACCTCACGGTGAACGGGGCCATCGCGGCAGACATGCGGGACTTCAACCGCAAGCTGCTGGGGTACAGCTCGCGCTCACAGACCAGGGGGACGTGATGGGGTCACCGACGTTCTATTGGTACCCCAAAGAGGGGGGAAGCCTCGAAAAAACTGTTATGACCCGCGCGCTCTCCCGGATGGAGGCCGACGACCGGCCCCAGGCAGAGGACAGCTACAGCGGCGCGCAGGCGATGACGCGGGTGTTCTACGGCACCAGGCGGCGCGTCCGGCTCGCCTGGGAGCGGCTCAACCTGTTGAGCAGCGCCGGGGCTGCCGATCACCGCTCGCTGCTGCCGGTCATCGCCCACCTGCAGCGGGGCGGGGCGGTCGGGTTCAGCGCCGACGGAGCCAAGACCATCGGCGGCTACCCCGGCGCGGGGAACTGGAGCCGGGGGGCCGGGACGCTGACGTGCGGCAGCCCGACCAACGCCTTCAGCGCGTGGCAACCGCTCGCGGCCATCGCTGCCGGTGACCAGGTGGTGATCGAGTCCGAGGCGGTCTACGGGCGCAGCGAGCAGCGGAGCGCCACCAGCTTCAGCGCCGGGGTGCTGACGCTCGCCTCGCAGACGCTGGTGTTCGACTACGCCGGGGCCGGGCCGATGTGGCGCTGGTACCGGTTCTGGCCTGCGCTGAGGCTGCCCGCCGATCAGCTCGGCTCCCCCCTGGTCACCAACGACCACGGGATCACCGCCTCTGTCGAGCTGGTGCTGGAGGTCGATCCGGTCGTGCACCTGCTCACCACCTCCGGCCTGGGCGGGCGGTTCGGGCTGGCCGACACGACGGTGCGCGGCATCGACGCCCAGCCTACCCTCGACACCCTGCTGGCGAGCGCGCGGGTGCGCAACGCCGCTCGGCTGCCCTGATGGCCTGGGGCGCGCAATTCCTCGCAGCCCTGGATCAGCCCGTGCTGATGATGCGGTGGGTGCTGCGGGCCACCAGCATCAACAACACCCCGGCAGACCCCGGCTACTTCGCCACCAGCATCGCCGGGAGCGGCGATCCGATCATCGCAGAGCGCGGGGTGCGGATCGACGGCAGCGCGCTCTCAGCGGGCGCATGGAGCAGCAGCACCGGCCAGTGCGACATCGAGCTGAGCGGTGATCTGTCGCGGCTGCTCCAGTCGGTGACCAGGGGGACGTTCTGCACCCTCCAGATGGGGCTCGAAGTCGGCGGCGGACAGTGGGTCTATGAGGTGGTTTTTATCGGGCAGGTACAGCAGATCGAGCGCCGGAGCCTCGCCACCGGCACGCTCAGCCTGCGGGATCTGCTCTCCGCCCTCCGCTCGCGCCCGACGCTGACCGCCGGGCAGCTCGCGCTGTTCTACGCCGACGACGGTGACACCACCGTAGACAGCCCGTGGACGGTGGGCGACGCGACGCTCTCCATCGTCGCGGGCGGAACCTTCGAGCGTGACAGCGCGGGCAAGGGGGCGGTACAGATCGAGCCGACGACGGGCGAGCCCTTCTACCTGCTCTGGACAGGCACGCCGGGCGCGACATCGCTGACCATCAGCGGCCCCAGCACCGACCGGCACGGCACCACTCCGGTCGACGCCGACGGCGGGGATGCCGTCCACCCGCTGCTCTACATCGAGGCGCACCCGATCAACGCGGCCCGCAAGATCCTGTGCAGCACGGGCGGGGGCAACAACGGGGCCTATGACACCCTGCCGATCTCCTGGGGTCTCGGTCTGCGCGATGCCTGGATCGACCACACCGACGCCGACAGCTACCTCCAGGTGAGTCGATCCGTGATGGATTGGGAGTTCCTGGCCGACGCGCAGATCACCGATCCCCTCGGCTGGCTCACCGACATCCTCGCGCGGGGCGGGTTCTTCCTGACGGTGCGGCAGGGACTCTTGACGGTGCGGGCGGCGCTCTCCACGGGGATCAGCGTGTTGAACCCGGGTGGCACGGCAGGCACCGACGTCCTCCATCTGACTGACCTCGACATCGAGAGCATCGCCTGTGAGCTCTGGGATCAGGATGCTTCAGAGGAGAGCGTAAACGTCACGGTCTACGCGAACTCCACCAGCGCGAGCATCGGCACCGAAGCGCCCGCCACCCTCCCGGCCATCGACCGGGCAGAGTACGATCTGGCCGATCTGCTGTTCAGCGACGAAGCCGACGCGGCAACCTCCGTCCTCAACCGTGTGTGGGAGGCGACACAGCGCGTACCTGAGCGATACACGATCACCTGCTCCGGCCTGCGTGCGGCGCAGCTCGCGCCCGGAGACCTGATCCGCATCTCGACGCGACGGATCGGCGGGCGCATGCAGGCGACGCTGCGGGGGCTGGTGGCGACGCGCGCCCTGGTGGTGCAGGTCAGCCCCGACTTCGGCAGCGGGCGCGTCGAGGTCGTCGCGCTGGTCTACCCACTCACCGGGGAGGTATGGTCATGACGCCGGGTATGGTTCTGCGCCGGATCACCGGCAAGGTCGGCGCAGCTCCTGTCGGGCGGGTGATGCTGTTCTACTCGGCTACCCTGCGTCGGCTCCGGCTGGTGGACGATGCGGGCAACGCCAGCGACATCAGCGCCGGGGGCGGCGGGGGCGGCGGGGGCGGCGGACTGTGGGCGAGCAGCGGATACACCGGGACAGCCAACCGGATCGCGGGCTTTGATGGCTCCGGCGCCGCTGGCCTCGTCACCCTGACATCCCCCCTCGCCCTCTCCGGCGGCGCGCTCTCTATCGACCTGTCGGCGTACCTGACGACGACGACGGCGGCAGCCACCTATCAGCCACTCGACGCCGGGCTAACCTCGTTACTGGCGGCAGACACGGCGGCGGGACTGCTGTACACGACGGCGGCGGCGACATGGGCGCGGGCATCCGTCGGCGATCTGTTGGTCGTCAGCGGGGCTTGGCGCGTCGTCGGCATCTACGAGGCGGGCGGGACGGATCTGACGCTGGCGACCATCAACGACGGGGAGCTGCTCCGCCGGGTCGGGACGACGGTGGACGGGATCGCGGCGACGGCTACACCGACTGCAGACGCGGTTCCCATCGCCGACGGCAGCGGCACGCTGGATGCGTGGGTTGGCGCGGCGGTGAAGGGCGTCCGCACGAACGTCATTTTTGTGTACGTCCTGCCGCAAGCCGGAACCAACGTCAACCTCGACGGCAGCGGCCCGACGGTCAGCACGGGCGCTATCCTCACCCCGTCGCAGTCGGAGGTAGATTATTTCTGTACACAGTTCGGGGATGCCAGTGCGTTTTATGCGCGCTGGTACGTCGTCGGCGGGTACCGGACGAATCAGGGAACCATCGTCCTCAACTGGAACTTTCGGCTCGGCAGCGACACCACCACCAGCACGCAGCACGGCTTCATGGGCCTGTCCAGTGCGACCACGCTGGCGACGGCAAACCCGGCGGGCGACATCGCGGCGCTCCGGTGGGATGTCACGACGGCGAATTTCAAGCTGTTCACGAAGGACAACACCACCGGCACCGACACAGATACCGGTGTCGCCGTCACCCCGTCTTACTATTACATGGTGCAGATGACATTTACAGCTGCTGCTGGGGTGCCATCTTCGATCTCCATCAAGATCGGCAGGGGGAGCACAGCCTCAGCGGCGGCGTCCAACTTCACTGGCGCATCGACAACCACCACATCTACCACGATGCCCCGCAGCACCGTTGATCTGCTGGCGATCATGTCATTATACCGGCTGGCAGCTTCAACAAATAGAAGCTGGCGATTCAACTATTTCAGAATGACCATCACACCTTCCTGGGCTGCCTGATGCCGACTGACCTCTCTATCCCGCCCCCGATCAACACCGTCGTCATCTGGCGCCACAGCGCGGAGGAGACGGTCATCACCCGCCGCGTCCCGCCGGATGCGGTCGTGGACTGCTGGCGGATCGGGGTGGCGGGGTCGGCGTCGATGATGGATTGGCAGGGGGCGCCCCCTTCTTCAATCTTTGTCGAGGGCTCCTCACAGGAGCCGCTATGAACGTTCCCTCTCCCGCCGAACTGATCGACCTGCTCCAGACCCGCCTCGGTCGCACCCCTTTCCGGTACGACCCGGCACGCCCCGGCATCAACCTCAACCTCATCGGCCTTCGCGCCCTCCCCGGCACGCCGGACCGCTTCGACGATCTGATCTGCGCGCTGTATCAGCAACCGGACGGCGCCTGGATCGTGCGCGCCTTCCCGGCGACGACCGACCCCGGCGGCTACCACCTCCGCAGCCCCGGCCGCGTCAACGGGACGGCGATCATGGTTCACGACCGCTGGTATCCGGCGGTGTGGCGGATCGGGAAGCACAAGGGGGAGTACCCGGCGTTGACGCAGAACACCAGCCGCCCACCCCCGCCGGTCTGGCGCGACGGGGACAAGGACGGCGCTCCCCGGTACGGCGGGCAGGAGCACGGGGACGCGGGCGGGATCAACCTCCACCACGCGGGGACGGCTTCGACGGTGGTGGACAAGTGGAGCGCGGGCTGCCAGGTGGTGGCGGCGCGGGCGGATTGGGATGCGCTGTGGGATCTGATCCTCAAGAGTGCGGCAGTCTACGGGCAGACGTTCTCGTATGCTCTGATCGGGGTGAGCTAATGGCGCCAACGTCAAGCCTGACCCAGCGCGAACGGGACAACCTACATGAGCAGACGGTGGAGGCGCTGCTTGACCATGAGGCGGAGAGCAGCAGGCGGCAAGAAGGGCTGACTACCCGCCTTGACCGCATCGAAGCCACACAGCAGCGCATCCTTGACGCGCTGAACCTCGGCAATACCTCGATATGGGGCGTCATCCTCCGCTTGATCGACCGAGCGACCGCCAGCACTATCGGCACCGTCGCCCTGCTGTCCTTGATCGCCGTCGCCCTGCTGATCGGCGCCTCGGTCTATCTCGGCGCCGACCATGTCCTCGCTATCGTCGCGGGGCGCGTTAGCCTCGGCGCTCCTCTGCCACCAACGGAGACACCATGATCAATGAGCCTGATGTTTCCATCTCCAGCTCCGGCGGAGTCTACGGGTCCGGCTCCAGCCTGCCGACCGTCAGATCCCGGCAGCAAGGGGTAGCCCTGTCTCGTCTGCGGGCGTGGCATCGTTGCCTACTCTCTGGCGGCGATGATGCAGCCCGCGAGGCGGCATTGTCCGGGCCGGTATTCAGCCCGGTACCCGCCAGAACAAGCTGACCTGCCCTGTCGGCGGCGTCTCTGCCCTGCGCGCGGGGGTCGGTGCCGGGGTCATGGTCGGGCGTGGCCATGCCTCTATTGTAGCCCGTCGCAGATCCTCCCGGCCCGGCCGCCTCCCCCTGTGACAGCCCGTGGCCGGGTCGGGCAGCGCGGGGAAGTTGACCCGAAAAAACTATCGGCGTTGTCCCTTGACGTTGACATCTATTTCAGTCTCTGTCATACCTTGCGACCCCTCGGACAAACGCCGGTAAGTGCGCGTTGTGACAGGATGCTGTGACAGGCTGCCATTTTCACCGCCCAGCCCCGCCCGCTCGACTGCCCGCACGAGGTCAGCCGCCGATGCCCGCCGGTAGTGCCGCAGCGCGGTGGCGGCGGAGTGACCGAGGATCTGCGCGGCAGCGCCGACGTCGGCCCCGCTCTGGTAGAGGGCATCGACG